CCCATAGGCGTATTTTTATACATTTTATTAGCTAAAGGTATAGCTATTTCTTCTAAAGTAGATACAGTATCAAGAGCAATTCTTGTATATACATATCCACCTTTTTCTTCATTAGCTGCTTTAATTTTATTCATAATGTTTTTAAGAACTACTATAGGTAACTTTTTCTGCTCCTTAGCTTTTTTCTTAACATTTATTTTTAAAGCATCTACATATTCACTACCATTCTCTATATCTAATATTAAACAATCATCCAATTGAGCTAAAGCTGTTGTTTTGCCCATTTTTGGTTTACTATATATCATCATAGTTCTTGGATTTTTAGATGTCGATTTGACAATCTTTTTAGGTAATTCCATAAATTTTTCTTTCTTTCATTAATTTTTTTTTCTTCTTTTTAATTGATCTAAATAAAAATACTATTTTGTTTTTTCCATTATAATATCTCCTAAAATATATACAAAATCTTTTTTATTTACAACAGAATTCTATTTTTTTATTATATATTTATCCATTTCAAAATGATCTTTAAATCCTCTTCTTATAGCCATATTTTGATGACCAAAGTGAAGATCTGATATAAAATATTTTCTACTCATTTTATTTATTTTATTATTTTATATTTTATTCTACTAAAATATATATCGTATAGTGTTCCAAGGTATTATTTCATTGTGTATGTTTTTAAATTGATTAATAGCTTGTTTTTTTAATACTTTTTTGTATCTAACATTTTTTCCTCCATATTCAGAAATTTTCTTTTCTTGAATTTTAGGATTCCATAATAAATACTCTTTTTCTAATTTGTTTTTTACATTGTTTTCATGTTTATCTTTGTTATGAGTTAAAAATATCACTTCTGCTAATACATCTTTTTTATATTCTTCTTTTACATATTGATCTAATAGCCCAAATAAGTCCATATAATCTGTTTTCCAGCCTTTATATAGTATTACAGGACTAAAGTTAACATGAACGTCATATCCTGCTTCATAGAACCTATTAATAGCTTTAATTCTATCTAGTATAGAAGGAGTATTTGGTTCAAAAATAGTACTTAATTTTTGTGGCATTAAACTAAACCTAATTCTGACTTTTTCCCAAGGATTAAATTTTAAAAAATGATTAGGAATTATTTTAGTTGCTAAAGTTGCTTTAGCTCTGTTATGATCTCTAAAAAATCTAAATATTTTTTCCCAATCATAATATTTACTATGTAAAGCAAAGTCTTCATTACAGGAAATATCATAAGTAACAAATTTAGAATCTGTTTGATTAGGTTTATCAATTGTTTCAAACACTACATGATGATCTACAGCAGTTAAGATATCTTCTATATTTTTAGGGATATCTAAACCTTCTGGTCTATGCCTTTTCATATAGCAATAGCTACAATTTAATAAACACCCATATCCAAAAGAGGGACTAATAAAATCAGAACTTCTACCTGAATATCTTATCATCATTGATTTCCTAGTTACTTTTTTAACTAGGCTCATTTACTTTATTTTCATTATACCATTTAATAAATTTAATTACTGCTTTATAAACAGCTTTAATTTTAGATTTATCATACTGAGAATTATCATAATCAATATTATAACCTAAAAATTCAACAACATATTCTTGTTTCATCATACCAGCACTATAATAGTGAATATTAGAACTGCAAAATTCACTTTCAATTTTTTCAACTACAGGCATTAACCAATCCCATGATTTATGAAATTTTAAAATATGTCCTTTACCTAATTCAATAGTATCTATTCTACATATTGTTTGGCTAGGTATAAACATTTCATTATCTTTACAATTACTAGTTTTACTAGCTCCTATAAAGTCAGCAATAAGCTTATTGTTTTTTATTAATCCTTCCATAATTTATTGTCTTATTTTGTTTAATAATCTGTAAACATTCTTAATTCTTTTTATATTATCAGGTAATGGCAGTTCTCTAAAGTAATTAACAGCTCCATCAAAATATAATGGACATACAGTACCTCCACCACCATCACGACCTCCTAAAATTTCTAAAAATCTTATATTATCTTTAAATAATTTAATATCATAACCCCAATATTCAGGAATATCATGTCTAAAAGGACTAAATAATCCTAAAATAACATTAGCATCTCTTTGTGTAAGTTTACAATCACCTAAACCATCTAATGTAGGTTTTAATCTATCATATTTTTTATTTTCTATAGATTCTTGCATTTGTTTTGTATGAGTTCTTTATCTCATCTCCTTCTTATTTCTAAAAAGTATCGGACTATATCTTCATCTTATTAAGATGTCACGCGCTCGTGTCACTCTACTGACTGTTCTAGTCTCCATGTGTTAGTCTCTGAACCTTACTATTATCCCTAATAGTCTTGGCTGCTGATTGTCTACAACTTTATTTGTTTAGATATCCCAGCAATTCACGTAATTTTAATCGACCCTATTATGTAATTTATATAACATTGAATCACAAATATGTGGTTCAACTAATTTTGTAAAAAGATCACAACTTTCTGTTTTAATATAAATATTATAATTAGTTCTTGTCTTATGTAAAGTTCCTTTAATATTAAAATTTACATATAACATATTTAATAGTTTTTTTTGACATTTAATATCAAAACCATCAGTATGTAAATAATATGAACTAGAATGTTTAGAACCATCATCCATAAACCATATAGATAACCCTAAAGAATTTAATTCATAAATTTTATCAGGTACTATTTTATAATTTATATAAAATAAATCTCTATAAATATTAAAAACTATATTTTTTTGAGTATCTAATATACTAGAACCATTATCTTTTAATAATCTTCCTTTAATAAAACAAGGTTTTCTTTTACCTATTTTTATTTCAGAATAGTAAGTTATAATATTTTCATTTGTAAATAGTTTTTCTTTATATTTAACATATTCTTTTTGATTTAAAGAATGTTTAATACTTAATTTAGAATTACTATTAAGTTTAGAATTTTTTAATCTACAATTTTTACTAATGCAACCATCTCCTAATATACTGCCTAAAACTAATTGATTAGCTTTTTCAGTTATATTAATAGAATAGCTTCTATTAGTATTATTTTGTTTTCTTATAAAATTTCTATCTCTTTTTATATCAAGTTTTTTTAAATGATATATAACAGTTTGTTTGTGTTTACCTATTAATTTACCTATCTCACTGGATGATAAATTAGGTCTTTTTTTCAAAATATTTAAAATTTGCTCTCTTATTTTCATATAATTGTTTTATTTTAACAAATATACAAAATATAATTGACATATTCTAATTATTTCATTACTTTTTTCGTTAAGCCGATGCTTGTTGCTGTATGACAATAGGTATATAATTATATTTATTTCTTAATTTAATTAAATAATCTGATGATAATTTAACAATTGATTCATGTAAATTTAATTTTTGCCCTCTAATAGTCTCAGTAGTAATTAAACTAATGTGATCTATTATACACATAACATATTCTTCTGGATCATCTGCTTCATAATAGTCATCAACTTCTTTAGTTATAATTTCACCTGTCTTTTTATTAGTAAATTTAATATCTCTTTTATGTTGAACACCACTATTTTGAGCATAGGATCTCATAAATTTATAAATACCATAAGGATTTCTAATATCATCTATAAACTCCACTATTTCTTCTATTTTATCAAAATATGGTTTATATTTTTTAATAGTATCAATAGTTTCTTGGTTTAATATTCTATCATGTTTAGTAGATTTAAGATCTCTTGGAGAAATTCTAATACCTTCTTTTACATATATAATATTAGAAAAAGCAGATAGCATTTTCTCTTCTTTTGACATTTCTAAAGAAAAATAAAATATTTTAAGATTAATATTTAAATCATTATCAATAACTTGCTTAATTGTATTATAAAGAAATAAAAAATCTGTAATTTGTGTTTTACCTACTTTTGAATTAGCAGTAATTAAATAATATTTTCCTTGTTCTATACCTGGGGATTCTTCTTCAAATCTTGATAACCCCCAGGGAATACAATTTATTTTACCACTTAATAATCGTTCTCTACGATCTTGTATATAATTTAAAGTTTTATTAAATAACATTTTTTTCTAATTTTAGTTAATTAGATTGTTTGTTTATGTTATTATAAAGTTTCAACTATAATTTGTAATGATTTTAAAAATGATTTATTTGGAAAACTTTCTAAAAAAATAGAATCTTCATAATCTTGTAAAAAATCATCATTTTCTAATTTACTAAAAGTACCTGAATAATTCCAAATTAATGATTTATTACTTAACAAATTTAATTTAATAAATGAATTAAATTTATTATTACTAGAATTCAATTTATTGTTTTTAAAATGGTTTTTTAAAGATTTAAATTCTTTTTCTTTAATTAAATTTATACCATTTAAATCAAAATAATTTCCTAAAACTATTTTATTAATATTTGGACAAAATAAAAATTTAGGAAAACTTACTAAATTTCCAATTGATTCAAATTCTTCATAATTTTTAGAATGTATAATTAATTTATAAAAATAAATATAAAGATAATTAAAGTATTCTTTTATATAATCTTCAAATGATTGTTTAGAATGATTTTTTTCAGAATATCCTAAATACATTTTATAAGATTGTTCTAAACTTCTGTAAGTATTGTCAGAAAATTTATCATCATATTTTTCTAAATTTAAATTATCATAAGTAACTAATGTATGAATATTTCCTTTACGTATTCTATTTAAAAATCCTTTAAAAGAATGTCCAAATGGCATTTCTTTTTTAATAACTTTACAATTATTAGAAGTTAATCCCATCATTGCAATAAAAAAATTAATATCGTTTCTTTCCTTTAAAGATTTTTTATTTAGTTTAGTAAATTTTTTACTAAAACCTTTTATTCTTTTATTTTTATTCATATATCCAATTTTTAAATTCACTTTGCCAATAATATAAAGAATTTGAGCTGTTATTATTTTTAAAAGGTTTTTCATTTATTTTATTTAACTTTAAAATATTTTCTATAAATTTAACTTGAGATTTATAATTTGAAGGCATAGTTATATCTACACTAGTGTAAGGTGATACTGGTAAATGCTCTTTAATTAATAATTTTAAAAATATTGCAAAATATTTATCAAAAAAAGTTTTATTAGTACTATAACAATATGAATTTACTGAAATACTATATCCTAAATTTAATGAGTGAGGATGTATAATACTTCTTTGAATGTTTAAAACATTATCATTAAGAAACATTACATCTGCATTTTTTTTATTATCTGCTGAATTTATAAAATGAAAATATAAATCAGAATTAAAAAATTTAGGTGAAATAAATAAAAAAAATTTACCGTCTATTTTTTTTAAAATTCCTTTTATATTTGCATTTACAAATCTATCATTTTTTTCAAATTTTATATTAGCT